AACCGCCGGCCGTGCCGCCACCGCCCAGCAGGGTGCGCGAACGCCCGCCAGTGACTGCACGGGCGCCTGGCCCGGTGCCAGCGCCGACTGCGGCTGCGCCCAGCATCGTGCTGTTGGGCGCCAGCGCGCCGATGGACATGGATTGCGATGAGCCGACCGAGCACATGGCGGGCATTGTGGCGGGTGGCAAAGCCCGCACGGGTACGGGCGCTACAGGTTGGCGAGGGGGTTCCAGTCCACGCCGGTATCGACCGACTGGCCGCCGGGCAGGTCGTAGCGCGCATTGCTGCGCGTCACCGGCATGGCGAACGTGAGCGCCAGCGCGTCGCCCAGGTCGGGGCTGGCCTTGATGCGGGCCTTGATGTCGTCCTTTGACTCCAGCGCGATCAGCTCGCTGGGCGTGAAGTAGTAGGTGGGCGCGGCCAGGTCTTGCAGCAGGTCGTTGTCGCGCGGGATGACGCCGCCGGCCCTGATCCACTCGGCCATCTCAAACCACATGCAGGTCCGCATGTTGACGTACTGGGGCTTCGTCGGCTTGCCGCCGAAGTGCACGCCAATGACGTTGTGACCCAACTGGCGCAGCCGGTCGATGACCCCTGCGCCGTTGCCCTCGTCGATGAACACCGCGTCGGGGCGCCAGTCGTTGATGTACTGCGCGACATGCGCGGCCAGTGTCATGTTGTCCATGCCGCGGTAGACCTTGGGCGTCAGCGCCATCAGGCCCTGGCGCGGGAAGATCACGCTTCGGTCATCGCCGAAGCGCGCCGGGTCCACGCCCAGGATGCGCGGCGCGTGGCTGTAGTCGGTCATCTGCAGGTGGCGCGCGCACGACTGCTCCAGGTCGGTCAGGCTGATGAGCTGGTCTTCGGCCGCCGCGCTGAAGTCGCACAGGTACTCGCGGGCGAATGAGCCGGCCGGCATGTCGGCCTTCAGGCGCGCGACCTCGGCCGGATCCAGCGCCTCGGTGTCGTGCACGGTGTAGAGCGCGCTGTGCCAGTCGGCTTTGACCCGGCCGTCGTAGAACAGCTTGCTGAACAGGTTCACGCCCTTCGGCGTGCCGATGAACAGCGCCCAGCCGTTGCGGTCGGACAGCGCCGGCTGCAGCACCTCGTCCCACACCTCGGGCTTGATCTGCGCCACCTCGTCGATGACCACGCCGTCCAAGCGCACGCCGCGCATGGAGTCCGGGTAGTCCGCGCCGTAGCAGCGGATGGTCGCGCCGTTGTTGCTGAACCGCACCCATAGCTCGGACTCGTTGACCTCGGCCAGGCCGCGCAGCACCAAAGGCGCCACGATCTGCTTAAGACGCGCCCACGCAATCGCCTTCGCCTGCTTGAGCTGCGGCGCGACGTAGAAGTACAGCGCCAGGTCCAGCGTGTTGCGCAGGGCCTTGTCAATCAGTTCCCTCAGCGCCAACTCGGTCTTGCCCGCACGCCGGTGCAACGCGAGAACAGTGAACCGCTTGCGGTTGATGTGGCACTGGCGCTGCCACTCGCGCGGCCTGTAGCCCAAGTCGATGGCGGTCATGCGCGCGCCCGCCTGTTGTTCGCTTGCTCCTTGGCGGTCGCCCACCGGCAATTGCCGGGCTCGTAGTCGCCGTCGTTGTCGATGCGGTCCAGCGTGTGGCGTGCGGGCTTGCGGCCCATGTCGGCTAGAAACGCGGCGAACTCCTGCCAACGGTCGCACACCTTGATTCCCCGGCCGCCGTAGCGCGGGTAGTCCTTGCCCGTGGGCACCTGGCAACGCTTGCGCATGGCCTGCCAGCTGTTGTACTCCGCCGTCCGGGCGCCCGCCACCGTGTCACTGTGCTTGCCCGTGCGCCGGCCGGTTGCCGCTGCCGCCTTGCGCTGAAGGCAACCGCACGAACGCGTGTGCTGCTTCAGTAACGCGGCACCGCGGGTCACGAACTCCACCCCACAGTGGCAGAGACAGCGCCACCGCGCGTAGCCTCTCGCGTCCACGTCGTTGAAGGCATGAACGGTCACGCCGTTCACAACCCGCCCTGTCAAATCGATCCGAACCTTTTTCATGATTCGGATTGTCTGAGACAACCCGAACGCCACGGGTACGGTCACACCAAGCCCCCGGCCGTGTCGTCCTCGGTCGGCACGCCGGTGGCGATGATGACCTGGGACTGCACTGGGCCGCCGTTGGGGCCGACCAGTTCCGTGCGCGAATTGTCGCGGTACTTCTCGGGCGCGTGGGCCTTCAGCAGGAAAATGGCCAGCGTGTCGCTGTATTCCTTGCAGGTGTCCATGACCACGCCCTGGTGCACGATGGGCTTGTCGAAGCCCTCAAACGCGCGCCGGTGCGCCTCGTCCTCCAGCGCGGTCACGCCAACCTTCATGGCCGCGTCCCACGCCTCGGCGAACGCCTCGATTTCACGGCGCCACTGGTAGGCGGTCTGCCGCGAGATGTCCACGGCTTTGCACGCCTTCCCGACGTTGCACGTCTCGGAAAGGACAGCGCAGAAGGCGGTGAGCTTTTCAGGTGTCAGTTTCACGATGACCGACTTTAGCGAATCGTCTACCCCGCACGGGTACGCGCCGCCAGGCCGCCACGATGTGGCACCGGCGCGTGCCGTCCAGGATCTTCTGCACCGTGGACTTGTGCACCTCCATTGCCTTGGCGATGCGGCCCAGGCTCATGCCTTCCTCGCGCAACCGGAACACCAGGTCCACCTCATGGTCGGTCAGCACAGCGCGCGGATGGGACTCGCCGACCAGGTGGCCGGCGTCGTTCACCGCGACCAGCCGTGTCTGCTTGCTCTTTGCATTTTTCTGCACGCCCGTCATGAATGTGCCTTTTTCGTTGCGTTGGGTTGCAAGTGGCGAGTAGTGGCGGGTTGACCCCCCTTTCCAGAACATTTTTCCTGTACACATAAAGGAAGTTCTTTAAAAACGGCCTCGACCCGCCACTACCCGCCACTCAGCCCATCACACAAGGTCGAAATCGCTAATTCCTGCGCCTTTAAGCCTCAAACCGAGGCGAACCCGCTTACCGGCTGTCGCCTTACCTGCAGGAAAACGCGCGTCCAGCTTTCGGCCCAGCGAGATGGACGTGCTCACGTAGCGAAGCAGCCCGCGGCGATTCGCGTATTCCTGCCAGCTATTCCACAACTCCGTGCTGCCTTCGGCCAAGCCGTCGCCGAATTCGCAGTGCGTCTCTAGCCACTCGGCCAGCACGTCCATCTGCTTCTTGTAGTCCTCGCGCGCCGCAGTCACCGTGCCCGTCGTCTTCAGCCCGAGGCGTTGGTAGGCCGCGGCGCCTCGCACCAGCCACGCCAGGATGCCCTCGGCTTCAGCACGCAGCTTGGCGTCGCGGTGCACGTCCTTCGGCAAACTGGAATCGGCCTCGAAGTTGCGCGTGAACGGCACCAGCATGAGCCGGCGCCAGATGCCGTTGTCCGTGCCCTTCACGATAGGCTTGTGGTTGGTCGGCATGACGATCACCCATGACGGCACGAACTCCACGCTGTCCCGGCCGTAAGGCATGCGTGCGCTCAGCGCGTCGCCGCCGGTCATGGCCTTGATGGACCCCTCGCGCAGCTCGCTGTTCTCGTCCGGCTCGCTGACGAAGACGAAGCGCGCCCCCTTCAGCCTCACCAGGTCTTCGCGCGCCGCGCCGCCGGACTGCCCTGCGTTCATCTTGTCCGTCACGAAGGTTGACGCGTCGGCAGCGCGGGCGTAGTCGCCCAGCACCTCGCGGATGGCGCCAAACACCGTGCTCTTGCCGTTGGAGCCGTTGCCGTGCGGGATGACCATGATGTGGTGCTTGGGTTCGCCCATCGCCGTGTAGCCCATCAGGCGGTGGAAGAACTCCACCATGTCGGCGTCGTCGCTGAAGACCTCCCGCACCGTCTGTTCCCACACCGGCGCCGCGGCGTCCGGGTTGTAGTCGCAGGCGCACGCTTTGGTGACGCGCAGTTCGGGGTCGGGTTCAAGCAACTCGCCCGTGCGCAGGTCCACGACGCCGTTGCGCACGCCGAGCAGGTGGCTGTGCTTGTCCAGCTCGGTGGCCGGAACCATCACGCGCGGATCGCTGGCGGCCAGCGCCACCATGTTGTTCACCATCTTGGCCTGCTGGCTGATGGCGCAGAACTTGAAGAACTCGGCCGCGTCGTGACCCCCTTCCTCCAGCTCCCGAGGCAGGGCCTTCACGGTTTCCTTGGCCAGGTGCGCAAGCTCGACAGCATTGCAGCGCCGCCAGAACACCCCGGTCCACTTGTACCAGGAACCCATCTCAGGGACGTACATCAGCCCCTGGCCGTAGCGGTCCAGCATGCGCTCGGCATTGCCGAACTCGGTCAGTGGGCGCGACGCCTTGACGGTCGGGGCAGCGCTCTCGCGCAGCACGCGGTTGAGCTCGGCCGCTGGCAACAGGATGCCCGTCAGTTCCTTGTAGCGACCGCGGATGATGGCGGCCACCTCGGGCTTCAGCGCTGGCGTGGCCAGCACCAGGTCGCGCGCGGTGTCCGCGATGCCGCCCAGCAGGTCCAACGAGTCCTCGCACTTGGCTGCTGCCGCACGCAGCGCGTCCAGTTCGACGCGCCGGCCCTGGCGCTCGGCCTGCATTTCCTTCTTGCGGCGCAGACCGAACCCCAGTTCAGTCTTGTCCTTCTCCATGCAGCCGCACAGCCACAACGCTGCGTCGAACGGCGTCAGCGGCGCGTCCAGTGGGTCATCGGCCAGGCGGGGCGCCCACTCCAGCACCAAGTCGATGGGGCTGCGTTTGCCCTCGCGCTCGTCGCCCATGTCGGCCACGCCGAAGTCCACGATGCCCTTCGGTGAGATACCAATGGCTTCCTGAAGATCGCGCCCAAGGTCCACCGACTCGACGCGGTAGCCCCCGTTGTACTCGCGCGCCGCGGGGAACAGCACCGGCACCCAGGCCCCCGGGCTCTGCAGCGCGGCCTCGTTCACCCGGCCGAAGAAATCGTCATCCTCGGCCGGCGTGCGCGTCTTTGGTTGCGCCGGTGCGTTCGCGCGCGTCTTACGTTCTGCCGGTACCAAGCCATGCTTGGCTGCGATGACGTCAAACGCCTTGATGGCAGCCTGCACCTGCTCGGCGTTGACCTCGGTGAGCGCGTCGGCGCGGATGGAATCCAGGCCCCCGAGCAAGTCAACCCACTCGTAGGGGCGCCCGGTGTCGGGATGAACGTGGTAGGCCACGAACTGCTGGCCGGTGCCTAGCACCTCCAGACGCTGGCCGGCCTCAGGCCGCGCGGGGTCAACGAACTTCGTACTGAACGCCTTGCCCCACCCGTCCTCGGCGGCGCGGTAGACCAGCAGAATCTTCGGGGCATTGCCCACGCGCGCCGGCGCGAAACCGATGAAGCTGTTGCACCACTTGACGAACTCGTCAACCACCGCCGGGTGCAGGCAGTCCACGTCGAACGCGCACAGCGGGTTCGCACCCTGCCCTGTCAGCACGCCCACGCCGCAGTCGGCGTGCCGGCCCAGGTCGCCGGCGCCGAGCCGGGCGCGCTCCCAGCCGTTGATGGCCGGGCGCTTCTCGCCAGGCCGAATAGGGACGATGAGATAGCCCTGGGCCAGCAGCGCGCGGCCCTGACGCTGAAACAGGCCGGCCATCAAACCAGCTCCTTCAGCTGCTTGCGCGCCCGCTCGCTCTTGAGGTGCGCGTGCATGTGGCCGGCCCATTCGGCCACAGACGGGTGCAGAACCCCGTCCCCGTCCACAGCCCTGCCGTCAGGCAACACGAACGCCTTGGTCCAGGTCAGATGGCCGTCGTGGCCTTCGAACGCGCCCAACGGAATCGGTACGTGGTCCTCATCGACCTGCCACGCGACAGGGGCCATGTAGAAAACGCATTCCAGAGGGGTGATGTCGTCGAAATCTTCCGGCTCAACGAACTCGGCGATTAAGGTGCCGGGCGCGGCCGGGACGAAAGCGTAGGTCATGGCGACTTTCTTTCTGCCGTAGAAGGCAAAAGGCCCTAGGAGGGTGCAGCGTGTCGCCAAACACTCCCCGCCGAATCCGGGGCGCTGCACCCTCCTAGGGCCACTCGGTTTTACAGTGCTTGGCTATCCTCGACTTTAGCCAGCCTTCAGCAAACGGTAAACCCCCGGCATCACCCCACCAGCGGGAACTCCGACGCAATGGCCGCGTCGCCCAGGCAGCGCTGCGCGAACTGGCACGACCGGCACGCGCTGTTCAGCTCGGTGCGGTAAACCGTAAATAGGCGGCCGTTCGTGCCGCGGCTTAGCAGCTTCGTGGCCGCTTCGATCTTGGCGGCCAGCAGCGCATCGGGCTCGCGTCGGCCTTTGGCCAGGTGGAAAACGAGGTACTGGTAGGACGTGCCAACGGCCTCGGCCAGCGACTGCTTTTCCGCCGTGGTGGCAGCGCGGCACCATTTCTCAAGTAGGGTGTTCATGCCCGGACTTTAGCAAACAGCACAACTCTTGCAAAGCGATAAACCACCGACCCCGTGAGCGATGCACAAAGCCGGCCGACTCAGGGTTTCCCCTAGTCGGCTTTCGCTTGCCTACGGTTTTAGCAGGCGCTACAGTTGAGCCGTCAACAACTGGAGCGCGACATGGACATCAGCAAGCCGACCGTTTCCGCCAAGTGGCTCTTGGCCGCTGCCGAATTCTTTGAGAGCGCCGCCAAGGAAAGCCTGCCGGCTTGGGTTGTCTTGGGCCTGGCCCATCGGTATTCCGAGAACATGGCCAAGGCCGCCGTCTTGCGCCGCGCCGCTGCCATGAAGAACATCAGCGACCGTCGCAGTTTCCTTCGCGCCAACGGTATCGCCACGTAAACCTAGGTCCGCCGACCGCTTGCCCTCAACTTTAGCAACCACTACACTCTGCCATGATGCAACTGCTCAACCCCATCCGCCACTGGTTCTGGTCCGTCAAGCTGACGCTCATCGAGAGCGAGATGCGGGACGTGACCGAGGACATGGCCGACGCGCTGCACGACAAGAATTTCGGCACCTACCGCGGGCTCGCCGAATTCCACACCGACCTGGCCGTCGAGGCGCTGCGCCTGCGCGCTCGCCTCGGGCTGCCTGCTACCCCCAGCCGTTCTTGAAAAGGCGCAACATGGAGCTTCTTCGTTTCATCTTCTGGCGTTTCCTGCGCCAACCTGCCCCCGGCGAGCGCTGGGTGTACCGTGAAGCCGAGCGCGGAGCCGAGCCCGGGCACGCAATTGTCGAAATCATCGACGTGCGCGACAAAAAGGTGCTGCGCCAGTGGGAGTCCCTGGGCACCGACATCACGAGCGTGCAGAACATGGTCGCCTTCTGGCGCCCGCTCTGAATTCTCCCCCAACCGTTCTTGAAAGGACACCACCCTATGTTCCCCGTCACGATCACGCTGACCAACGCCGCCCAGCTGAACGCCGTCATGGCTGCGCTCGCCGGCGAGCCCTCGCCCCAGCAGTCCCTGCCGCTGGAGCAGCCCAAGCCGACCAAGGCGAAGGCCGACCCCAAGCCCGCCGCCCTGAGCAAGACGCAGACCGACGCGATGGACGACACCGCCGGCCTGGAGTCCACGTCGGGAAACGCCCAGCCTGCGGCGACTGTCCGTACCGAGCCTACTGCCTCGGCGGCCAAGGACGATGCGCCCGCGCCG